ATCCCCAGCTACGAATGTATTAGTACTAGCTGTAATTGTGGTCCCTGAGCGTGCAAAAGTTGTGGCACTTGAATTAATAGTCTCATACGGCCCATCTATAAAATCAATAACCGTGATTGTCCATGACGTGTCGCTTGTCCGTGTGAGTTTACGTGGTTGGTAATCCGGGTGTAAAATATACATGACGTCTGCACTTTGGAAAAAGTACAACTCGCGCAAATCAGCCTCGAGATACGGCGTGGCCAATTCATAAGCAACGCCGGGGCTGCTTTCCACTTGCCCACGATTACGGTAAAACCGGACATACTGGTCGCCAAATTCGATAATGTAGTTTTGGATTGTACTGAATTGGAATGGGCGTATTATCGTTACTTTTGCGCTGGTCTTTACCTCAGATACGTAAACAGTACCCGGGCGGTATGTAATGGCGCCCTCAGGGAAAGGAAGCATATTAAGACCATAATCAAAAGCATTATAGTAATATTTGTTATCCACCCGGCCACGCAATCTAGGAGAAAGCTCGCCTTTGTTGAAAGTGGATTGTATAATTTTTACATTCTGTCCCATTATCTATTACCGATAAATGCTTCTGAAATAAACTTCTCCCCGTCAGTCTCCGTAGCCGACGCGTGAGCCGCCCTCATCAGAGAAGCTTTATATTCCTGCATCATCTGGTCTTTGATACCCTGCGACTTCGTAATAGGCATAGAGGCCTCATACGCTAAACGTGAAGCAAACGCGTCTATAAACATAGGATCAAATAGCTCTGGATTAGTGACGCGGTAAAGATACACAATATATAACGTGTCCGCGTCTGCAATGATTCTGTCGCCCTCACGCAACCATCTCTCACCATTCTCAAAATACTCACGATTTGTTCCGATAATACGCACGCAATCGTCGGGGTATTGAAAATATTTACCACCGTCAAAAGGCGGGGCTTCTACAAGGGGAGCAAGGGCGGCCCTTTTACGGGCAAATCTCCAGAGGTGGCCACGAAGAACGGCGTCTCTCACTGGAGCATAGAATAAGTTCATGTACCGGGCTCCTTTGGAGTCCTCACTCAGCGAAGAAATAATACCCTCATGGCCAAGTTTTGCTAACGCCAAGTTTGCTATAAGAGTTTCGCTAGTAGACATACATAATCCTTTTTAAAAAAGCGGTCAGCGACCAACTCACAACTAAGCATGTGACGCCCGGGGAGACCCTAATCTACAACGTAGAATAGGACAACTTTTAGCGTGCCTGAAGCGGGTAACGCAGCAGACGCGGTAGTAGGGAACACACTCTCTTTCGCCGTAAGTGCGGTAAGCACAGCAGCATCTGGGATTGCAAGGGAAGCAGCCGTAACAGCCGTAACAGCAGCGGCGGCTTTATACTTTGCAACAGTGCCAGTGATACCCAAAGCCACAGTAGCGGATCCGGTAGTAACGGATGTGGTAATCACACCCCCCACTACAACAGCGCCGGTCGGTAGCTCCAAAGGGTTGTCAAAGGCTTGAGTGCCAGCAGCTTGAGTAGCGTATGTAAGAGTTGCGGAAGCACTTCTTACACGGCCACCTTGAGCTACGGGATCTAGTTTTGCAGTAGGCATATCAATTTTCCTTTCTTTTTAGATTAAGTTGCCAAGCATTTGACTTCGCGCATTTTGCTATTCTCAAGGCGCGTAGCACCCATTGAAAGACAAATATAAGCTTGGTACGGTAGACCACGCTTAGTTTTGTTCTCGCTAATGTCGGACACAACATCCTTATTAATAGCAAGACCAAGACCAGACTTCTGGAAACCGAAGCAACGCTTGTAACCTGATCCGTCAGTCAAAACACGAGTTGAGACAATAAGATCGAAGCCAACTAAGCCCTCAATTTTACCTGTCTCAAGGCTGCGGTTTGTCACGAAATCAGAGCTAGTAGCTTCTGCTGTAGCAAGAAGTTTTGCGTGGTTCACTGGGTCAACAACAAGAAAACGCTCGTTCTCAGGAACATCATCGTCATCAAATGCAGCCGCAAGCTCGATAATCTTAGAGATTGTCAAGTTTGAGTTGCCAGATCCCGTACCGTAAGCCCAGCTATTGATCGCAATTGCTGTGGTAGCAGCAGAAGTGGTCGAACCGGATTTACCTGTCTTCATGTCGGCAAGAGCGCCGGCAATGATAATGTCATCAATTTGACGACCAAGCTGTGCTGACTGAGCCTGCACAACAGGAGACATAGGATCTGCGAGCATTTTAACAGTGTCAAACTTACTGATAAGCTTGGCATCATCGTAATCGACAATATCTACAGCGCGACGCTCAAACTTAGTGTCGGTGTATTGAATGTCAGCATTACGAGTGTCTACCGTAGCTAAAGCATCGTTTGTGTTATAAAGCTCGAAGTAGTGACGTTCGCCAGTCGGGTTCTCAATAAGAACCTTATCGCGTAGTTTAGAACCCTTTTGCTGGGCCATCATCTGAACATTACGTCCATAATTCTGTACCAGCGAGGTATCAATATTTGTGAATGGCATGATTTGTTTCTCCTTAAGTTCACAAAGGTTAAAGTAAAAGTAACTATTTGCGAAAGTTGCCCTACGGAGAAACTAGATTGCTATGCAGTTGCCTAATTCTGAAATGTAGGATTTTCAGACATAGCCATTTTACATCACATAAATCCATTAAGCAATAAAAAAAAGACCCGGGGTTTAATCCGGGCCTAGTTACACAGTCTACACAATGGGTAGTTATTTCGCCGGGTAGGCTTGTTCGAATAATCTTTTTCTCTTAGCTAGGATGTCGACTCTTCTGGGATCACCAGAATTAAGAAGTATTTTTGTAATTTCCGTGTCGCCGTCCATTGCATTAATTTCTGCTTGGGCTTCGTTCGGGCTTAAAGATGAATTTCCGCCGGTAGAACCTTGCTTAGGGCCACCGTCTTCAGAAGAAGATTTAACCATACTATCAACAAACTTAATAAAATCAGGACTATCAAAAACCCAAGGCATATCTTTGGCCATATTAAGCAGACCTTCAGAAGCATGTTGCTTTACAGCATTAAGGACTTTAGCGGTCCTCTGCTCGTAAGCTTCCCCGTATTCTTCCCTTAATTCAGTGTCAAACTTTTCATGCATAGCGTCCATATCTTGCTCTGATTTACCCGCCATACCCTCCACTTGTCCCTTATATGTATCCAAAATAGCATTTAGTGCTTTACTAGAAACCCCGTTCTTATGGGCCACAGCCGCTATCTCATTAAGGCTTTCTTCTTCAATGCCCGGTATATCTTTATATTTATCAACTTCGTAACCAGCCACATCATCGGGGCGTCCCATCTTTGAATAAACAGCGTCCCAACCTTCCGTATCTTCCTCAGAAGACGGAAGTTTTAAAATAGCATTCTTATCAGCGCCCACTAGTTTTTGTGCATTAACGTAAGACTTGCCTAATTTTCCGACAGCTTCCGATGCAGTTTCACCATCAAAGTTACGGAAAGCGGGATCCGCTCTCATGTCTTCTGGTAGCATTTCTAGGAATTGTTGGTGTCCAGTGAGGATTGGTGTCTCTACAGCAGCCGGGGTTTCTGCTGGCGTCTCTATTGCAGTTTCGATTACAGCGTCAGTCGTCATGTTCTATCTCCATTTGATAAAGGTGTCTCTCCGATAAATACTTGTCTATATCATATTCAATTTGATGTAAAATGTAAAGCACAACATTACGCTCACCCTCATGGTAACGCATCTCTGCGTCTGTCATTTTAGGGTTCATAGAGCCTATAGCTCGATATTTACGGCAAAGGTCGTGCAAAACCTTCTTACCCATATCTGTAGCAAACACCTCCTTATAAAGGCGCTTATGATTTGTGAATGATATTTTTGACATTTAAACTCCCCCGAGGGTTTCTACTGCGTCAGCCGCGTCCTTTGCTCCTGAAGCATATCCTTGGATACTTTCAGCCGCTTGAGCTTGGGCCTGTGCTTCTTGTTGTTGATCTTTAATCTCTTGTACCTCTTCTTCACTACGCACATAACTAGCTGGCATAAAGTACGTATTAAGCATTTGGTCTCTTGCTATATTTTCAGCATTAACAATATTAGCCACAGAAGGATCAAACTGCGCGGTCTGAGCCACAACAGAAAGGCCCTGAAGAACTGAATTACTAGCAATAGATTTCTGAGCCATAGCCATCGGTGATGTGTATTCTATATCAATTTCCTCGCCTTGGGCTTCTTCTGGTGGCTGGTCTATATACCCAATATCAACACCAACACTAAATGTTCTCTTAACAGCCTTGTTTAAAAACTCTGTCTCAAGGCGTGCATTAATCGCAGACATATTGCGGAAACTATCTTGTGATCTTTGGACAGTCTCAGTAGCGGACATACGCTGCTTGTCTGGGAGTGTCAGGAAGTCAATAAAGAACATGCGCTGAATATCAAGACGTTTACGCTCTATCAAGCTGTCCATATAATCAGGGCGGAAATTGTTATTCCAAAACTGAGGAACACCGACATCTGGGTCATAATAATTAATACCGCCCGGGTCCAAGCGCATAGGCAAAATTACGCCATCAATAGGAGATAGTATAGGCGGATCTGCGTTCTTAGTGGCCGCGCGGATCATAACTTCAACAATCTTATTGAGCATACGAACTTCAGAATAAGAAGACATACCCGGGGACCAGCCGTATTTCTCACCACTACGTTTTGAAAAGCGCGACACAATAAACGGAAACTCATCATATCCGCTCTCATCCATATTATGCTTATTGTCTACGTCAACATAAACAGCCTTCCAAGGTTTTTCCTGAGAAACAGCACCGCGTCCAGAATTGCCATGACGGGGCTCGACACAATAAAGCACTGTGAATTTCTTTTTCTCGCCGTTATCTTCTAATTGTTTAAGAACTTTATCATGGACATTATCTTTACCAAAAACATTAACCATCTGCTCCGCTGTGTACTTTTGGCTGTAATAAAGCGTGTCTACAGTTCCATCTTCATCTTCATCAATCCAGCAATCATTAAGGTTTAACGTCTTAAATATAGCTTTACCTTTTTTCGCAAAAATACCCATAACAGCCGTACCAAAAGCCACGATATCCATATAGAACTCATGCGCTTGAGCCGCGAAGCCCATATCATAAGATGAGAACATGGACAACAACCTACCAGTTGCGTAATCAAAATAAGGGCGGGTTTCATCTTCACTCTTCAGAAACAGCCATTTTGTTTGTGTGGGGGTCAAATTTCCATGCAAAGCAGACGCGAGCATAAGAACAGAACCTGTACCCGTGCTGTCATATATAGTGGTATTCCGGTTAACACCGGGAGTTCGGGTTGTTGTGAAATCTCTTTTGGGGAAGGAATAATCAGCAACCTCTTGCCACATTGTTTCAGTGGTAGAACGCTCGGATTTCATAGCCTCCCAGCGTTTTAAATAGGTTTTAGGTTCCATCACCCTACCCCAAAAGCTTACTAATTCTTGTATTTGATTGTGAATCGCTTACTTGGTCAGACAAAGAAGAAACAATATTTTTCTGTCTTCCTGAGGCTTTTTGTCTACGCAAACGATCTTCTCTTTGCGCGTCCTGATCATTAAGGTCCGGCGCTGG